ACATTGTCTCATCCCCAGTACCAGTCCCTTCACTTGTTTTTGAAGTTGATTGTAACTCTTCATTTTTTTCTTTTCTCTTTTTATGCCATTCAATTAAATTAGATTTCCATAAGCCATTAGCGAAGGCGTGTTTCATATTATAACTTCTCGTACACCATTCCAAATTTTCAATTCTGTTATCTAATTTATCTCCATTGATATGGTTTATTTCTTTTTTATTCTCAGGATCATCGTTCCATATAAAAGTTAAGGCTATCAACCTGTGGTGTAAATATGTGGTAGCATCAAGTGTTAATACCCTATATCCTCTTCTGTCGGTTCTGATGGCTTTTTTCCTATAGGTTTTAGCACTTCTAATTTCCCCTTCTTTGTTGATAAGCAATTTACCTTCAAATCCTTTTACATCAAACCATTCTACTTCGTTGACTTTCATTTCTTCAAGTCGTTGAAGATGTCTTTCCATTTTTCTTTTACCGTTATGGTAATCATTTAGTTCTTTTACTCTCTTTGGATTATTTCTTCTCCATTGGATATCTTTATCTTTCTTATTCATATTAATTTATTTAAGTAATTTATTGATTCTTCTCTGTCCCATTCATTCAAAGCCATAATTGATTGAATATCATCTTCATCAAATTTATTAGATTTAACGACGTTAATCATATTAAGCGATATATGTTCCTTGATTGAGGTAGAAACTTCGTTAGAACTGATCTCTGTATTTGGAAATGGATTATTTTCATCTACCAATACTAATGCTTTTCTATTATTGAAGGGGATTAAATATTTTTTATCGTTGGAAGAAAATAATAACTCCATATCCTGAAGTTTTTTTATTTCTCTCTTCAAAGTACTTTCAGTTGTATTGAAATAATTTGCTATATATTTCTTTGATTGATAACAGTATTTCCCATTACTTTGATAATTTTTCAAATATGATAGTACTCCAACTTGTAAAAACGATAAGGATTTATTCTCCAAAAGTTCTTCATCTATTTTTAGATATTTTTTCATTCTACTGTATTAATGGTTTTATTAATGGTTTAGTAATAGTTTTATTTATAGTTTAGTAATGGTTAGTGAGTTGGTTCATATTGACCCATACATAGTCCATATTGACCTAACCATCGGTTCATATTGAACCATACATAGTCCATATTGAGCCAACCGTTGGTTCATTATGATCCTGTTTTTTTCTTGTATTTATTGAATAAAATACCGGGTAATTTTGATGAAGCCATATTAAAACATTGTTGTTCTGTTTTAAGATAATCATATTGAATTACGGATATTTTAATCCCCTCAATCACATTATCTAAACCATATTCTTCAACTAACTTTTCAAGTTTTAATTTATACCTACCCACTAATGAATAACGATTGTCGTATAAACTTTCAAAGTATGACGATACATCAAACTTTGGAATTTCTTTTTCCATCAATTCTTTAATTCTTACTTGTTGGGGGTTCATACATTCTTCCAACATTTCAATTATATCAACCAATCGTTCTTTAGTTAATGATAATAATTCTTCTCTTTTATACTGTTCCATATATAATAAATAGTCAAACAAAAAAGAAAAGTCAAATTATTTCTAAAAAAGTTGTCCTTTTTCAAACAACCATATATTTATAATCAAACGATCCGATGAATAAGACAATATTAGAATTCATATTAGACGCTGTAATCGCCAACAAATTAAGTGACAATGATCTTGGTGAGGAAATACGACAACTTCAAGAGACAATTGGATCAATCATAAACGATGAAAAAGATTCAATCTTAGAGGTTTTACATAACCTCATCATAGAAACACCCAACGACAAAGAGTTAGGTGGTAAGATCCGAAGTATATCACCTTTAATTTTATTAGCCTTATATGTTGAAGAAGACATTAGCGGAAATAGCGACACCAAGTAGTATCTACTATGAGATAATGAGAAACATTATCACTCCAAATTTCCACTTAATACCTGAACTTATCAGTGAATTAGCGATTGGATTTTTAGAGAATGAAGAAAAAGTCAATCAGATAATTGAAGATGGGTGGTTCAAATACTACTTCATTCGTTCGTGTGTGAACCAAATTAAATCTTCAACGAGTGGTTTCCACAAGAATACAAGGGTAAAAGATTTCCAATACATAGATAATCTTGAGATCGTAGATGATAGTGATATAGAAATCAAACAAACCAAAGAGGAAAAATACCTCATCATAGATAAAATCTATACGACAATCCCCAAAACATACTTCCAAGAGTTCCTTTGGCATGAGTACTTTCTCAAAGGTAAGACACATAGACAGATCGCCAAAGAAAATAACATCTCCCATTGTCTATCATTCCACGAAATAAAGAAAATAAAAGTGGAAATTATTAAAAAAATACCCAAAACCATTTGATTTTTAAGATAACATCTATTATATTTGTAATATAAACAATTAAAAATAAGATAATATGTGTAATTTAGTAGATGCCTTTATGGAAGAACAGTACCAAGATCCTGAGTTTTTGGCTTGGTTAGAACAAAAAAACAAACAAATGACAGATCAGATGGAAGATCACTACAACTCAATAGAGTACGCTAGAGACGCCATCGCCGCTGAAATGAACAATCAGTTAATGGAGATGACATATGCTGATGTAGAGAGAGAATATAAGTCATTAAGTGAATGGGAATTATTAAATGAATTATAATGGGACAGTCAACATCACAACAAATCGCCACACAGTCAAATCTAAAGTTTATGATTGACTATATGAAACAAATGGATAAGCAACTTACATTGGTTGAGATCATCCAAGTTACCACAGTATTAAATGATTTTATTGAAAATGGATATTCTAAAGAATTAACCAATAGATTTGAGAAGATAGATCAGATAATATTCCAAAATCAGAAACAATAATTCTTGATTTAACAAAGACAAACTGATATATTTATACTATTGTTTGTGGATAGGAATAAAATGGGGGGGTCACTATTGTCTTTGTTTATATTATTTTTTTATTAGATCCCCCCATTCGTATCTAATTTTTTTCTATAGTTAAAGTAAGGTTTATAATTGTGGGTAGTTCTGTAATTTTTTGATTTCAATTACCTACCCACATCCTTCACAACAAATTTAATAGTCATATATTTAATTAAAAAGAGTATATGATAACCCAACAATTTTACGACCACTGTAATTATTTAGCGACATTGAATAGGATGTCAAAATCTCACGCTTTGGATATGGAGAATGTGATTAGAGAAAAGATAGATTCAAAGTATAAAGTATGTACCAAGTGTTCTGCTCAAATGAAACACGGACAAACTATGATATTAAATTGGTTAGCAGATCAAGAGATATTTGAAGAGGTAATACCAACCATAGCCCCACTAACAGAAGATCCCTTATTTGAGTTCCCTGAAGTTCCTATAGGTGTTGATGAGGTAGAAGCCGAAAAGGTTGGATGTACTAAATGTAGTAGAAGAAAAAAAACTAAATCATAATGAAATATTTTATAATAGCATTATCAGCATTAATTATTGAGATTTGTTCCACATTTTATATAAGAGGGGTTGCTGAAAAGAATACATTGATGATGTTATTGATGGCAGCAATAGGTCCTTTATTGGGATTACCATTTTTGGGTTATATGATTGAAACTAAAAGTTGGGGTGAAAGAATAAAACAAGCAATGGCTTTAAGTATCGGCTATGTTATTGGTGCTTTAATAGTAATAATTTTAATAAAATGAGTTTATCAGCCAAACACAAATCATTCTGTGATGAGTATCTAAGCAATGGTCTTAACGCTACTCAAGCATATAAAACTATCTATAAAGTCAGTGATAAAGTAGCAGGATCAAGTGGTCCAAGATTGATGGAAAATGATAGAATTAAAGAATACCTCCAACAAGAGGGAGAAAAGACAGCACAACGACTACAAATAACAAAGGAAGAACTCCTGAATGATTTGGTAGATATCAAAAATAATAACAAGGGGGTAAGAGATGTGACGGCTATGAAGGCGATAGAACTCATTTCAAAGATGTCAGGGTTTGATGCTCCAACAAGACAAGAGATTTCAATACAGGAACAACCATTACTTCCTGATGAGGATGAATGAATTATAAACAGACGACAGCATTAAAGAAAATCAGATCCCTTAAGAACAGAATTAAAGTTATACAGGGGGGTTCATCAGCAGGTAAGACAATTGGTATTCTAATCCTGTTGATTGATAAGTGTATTAAAGAACCTAATCTTGAAGTATCTATCGTTTCTGAAAGTATTCCCCATCTTCGTAGAGGAGCCATACGTGACTTCTTAAAGATTATGAAGGACACAGGTAGGTATATTGCTTCCAACTATAATAAAACCCTCTTACGATACGAATTTACAAATGGATCCTATATGGAGTTCTTCTCTGCTGATAGTGAAGAAAAACTACGTGGGGGTAGAAGACAGATACTATACATCAATGAGTGTAATTCAATCAACTATGAAGCCTATCTTCAGTTAGCGATCCGTACAAGTGGGGACATATATCTTGACTACAATCCATCAGCAAGATTTTGGGTTCATACAGAGGTAGTAAATCAACCCAATACAGATTTCATTGTCCTCAACTATAAAGACAATCAGGCGTTACCGGATGAGGTTGTAAAGATGTTGGAGAGTAATAGAGAGAAAGCCGCCACATCAACATATTGGGACAACTGGTGTAAGGTATATCTTGATGGTGAGATAGGACAAGTGGAGGGGACAATCTTCAATGACTATGAGGTTATTGATAAGATCCCTGAAGATGCTAGATTGTTAGGATATGGATTGGACTTTGGATATAGTTATGATCCTGCTGCTCTGATCGCTCTATACAAATACAACGATGATATTATTGTGGATGAGGTTGTCTATCAGACAGGACTATTGAATAGTGAGTTGAGTTCCATTATGAAACAATATGGGGTCACTGGTGAGATCTTTGCTGACTCTGCTGAACCGAAGTCAATCCACGAGTTAAAACGATACGGACATCAAGTTAAATCAGTTGAGAAGGGGAAGGATAGTGTGAACTACGGAATACAGATATTACAACAGAAGAAGATGTTCGTAACACAGAGATCAGAGAATGTCCTAAATGAATTTCAAAAGTATATGTGGAAGAAAGATAGGAATGGTGGATACGATACAACCCCCATTGATGCTCACAACCACGCCTGTGATGCTTTAAGATATGTGGCTATGTCTAAATTGGGGGTAAGAAAAGAAGGATCAAGAAGACCGGTAATGGGCTTTATGAACGTATAAAAACATTTCCCTTGTGGAGATATTTATTTTAATATAAAGAATATGATACAGATTAGCGTACAAGTAGATGACGAAGAAGTTAAAGATTACCAATTTCCAAGTGATTGGTCGGAGGTTACAATAGAACAATTTAGTAATATATACTCAATTGACACGAATATCCATCAAGGAATGTTCTATTCATTTGAGTTAATCCACCAATTATCGGGTATTGATAGAGAGATTATAGAACAAATTGACTACGATGACTTCAAATCATTGATTAAATCATTGGATTTTGTTTACCAACCAATTGAAGAATTAAATAAAGAGTCAATCATTGTGGATGGGGAGGAGTATTTTCTCTATTCAGAGTTTAATAAATACACTGCTGGTGAGGTAATCTCAATTGAAACCATATTACAGTCAGCGAATGGTGATGTAAAAAAGGTGATGTCTAAATTACTATGTATCTTTTTACGTAAGAAGAAGGAGAATGGTAATTTAGAGAAGTACAATACGAAGTTTATGTCTCGTGAAGGGAAGTTTAAGAACATTAAGATCAGTGATATTAACCACATCTTCAGTTTTTTTTTAACTGGAAGGGATTTATCACTCAACAATACGATGGACTCTTCCAAAAACAACGAGAAGTAAAAACTGATAATGAAAGGTTCGCCAAGAAATTGGGGGATAAAAAGAAAATGGACGACCGGTATGTATGGTTGGAATTCATTTACACACTGATGGACAAATTAAACTTAAAGGAAGAAGAGGTATATAAAATGGCTTACGTACACTGTCTGAATTGGTTGGGATATTTTAAGAATAAAGAAGAATTAAAGAATAAAAACACATTATAATGGCTATAACAAATGTAATAACATTAAATCAGATAATTAAATGGTTCCAATTGTTCCAACAGAATAACTATT